AAAGATCCATCGAAAAAGGTAGGTGCGATAATCGTAGGAAACCACGGTCAAGTTCTCTCACAGGGATACAACGGATTCCCAAGAGGTATGGACGACGATTCCAAATACTACGATGATCGAGAAAAGAAGTACGAAAGAGTTGTTCATGCTGAAGCGAATGCGATCTACAACGCAACACGCAATGGAGTTTGTTTGGATGGGTCTACGATGTTTGTCTACGGTCTTCCGATTTGTCATGAATGTGCAAAGGCTGCTATTCAGGTAGGAATTTCTGAAGTGGTAATGAAGTGGGACAAGATTCCGTATAAGTGGCAAAGATCATGCCATTTGGCAGAAAAATTCTTTGACGAATCAAAAGTTAAACGCACTTACCTAGCCCCCTAAGTGTTCGCCTTTTTTTCTTTACAAACACCCAAAAATGTGGTATCCTATACAGGTTAAATAAAATTATGTCATTACTAAGTAAACTCAAAAAGTCTTCTCGGATTGGTGCATCAGATATTCTGTCTGATTCCAAGTTTTTTGCCGAGAAAGAACAAACACCAACTTCGGTGCCAATGATCAACGTGGCACTTTCCGGTTCTATGTCCGGTGGTATCTCGTCGGGACTCACAGTCCTTGCAGGCCCGTCAAAACATTTCAAGACATCCTTTGCCCTGTTGATGGCATCGGCGTATCTCGATAAACATGATGATGCGGTTCTTCTCTTCTATGATTCAGAGTTTGGATCGCCACAGTCTTACTTCAAATCCTTTGGTATTGACACAAGTCGAGTTCTTCACACTCCGGTAACGAATATCGAAGAGTTGAAGTTTGATCTAGTCAATCAACTGAATGAGATCGAAAGAACTGATAAGGTGATTGTTGTGATTGATTCGGTTGGTAATATCGCATCTAAGAAAGAACTTGATGACGCTCTCAACGAGAAGTCTGTTGCGGATATGACACGAGCAAAGGCTCTGAAGGGTCTCTTCCGTATGATCACTCCTCAACTAACAATGAGAGATATTCCTCTTCTTGCGGTCAATCACACTTACATGGAACAGGGAATGTTTCCAAAGGCGGTTGTCTCAGGTGGAACAGGAGTCATGTATTCCGCCGACAACGTGTGGATCATCGGTCGTCAACAGGATAAGAAGGGTACAGAGATTCAAGGGTATCACTTCATTATCAATGTTGAGAAGTCTCGGTTTGTTCGAGAGAAGTCTAAGATTCCGATCTCGGTCTCTTGGGATGGTGGTATTGAAAAATGGTCTGGCCTTCTGGATGTGGCGCTTGAATCGGGTCACGTTCGCAAACCAAAGAATGGTTGGTATCAGGCGATCAATCCGGAAACGGGGGAAGAACTAACTCAAAATCTTCGAGCAGCTCAAACGATGAATCGTGAGTTCTGGGAAAACATTTTTGAGGGAACTGACTTTCCATCTTACATTGAAAAGCGTTTCAAATTTGCAACTAAGGATATGTTAGAACGGACAATTGAAGGATGAACGATAAATTTTTATACGTAGAAAAGGCAGATTCTGATTTTACTTCAATTAAAGTCTTGCAAAAACCCTATAATGGTATAATATACACCTATGGAAAAGTTAAAGTATCTGAGCCCGAAAATGAAAATGGAAACGCTACACTCTCCTTTGATTGGAAAGTCGAGGAAGTTCCTCCGGCCTTCGGTAAATCAAAGGAAGAACTTGAAAACGATGAGGACTTCTCAAAGTTTATTGGCGACATTCTTGTTGAAATTTTGGAGGACAGCGTAGACCATGACAGATCTTCAGACGATAATACTTCAGACGATAGTAAAGAATGAGGACTTTTGCCGTAAGGTAATTCCTCACGTAAAATCGGAATACTTTGAGAATGAGAAGAAACCAGTCTATGAATTAATTCTAAGTTTCATCTCTAAGTTCAACAAAGTTCCTAATGTCACAGCCCTTGAGGTTGAGTTTCAGAGTTCGCCGGCACTTAATCGGTCGGATGCAAATGATATTCTTACTTGCATCAAATCGATTGATCAGGGCGAACCCAATGATACCGATTGGTTGTTGAACAGAACCGAAGAGTGGTGTAAACAACGAGCAGTTACTATTGCGATTGTCAAATCCATTTCTATCATTGATGGAAAGGACAAGAAACACTCCGAAGGTGCAATACCTGATATTCTATCCAAGGCTCTATCAATCTCCTTTGATACGAACATTGGACACGACTATCTTGAGAATGTTGATCAGAGATATGACTTCTATCACTTGAAAGAAGACAAGAGTCCTTTTGACATTGAACTTCTTAACACGATCACAAAGGGTGGTGTGTCGCGAAAGACTCTCAACATTGTTCTTGCGGGAACAGGTGTTGGTAAGAGTTTGGCGATGTGTCACTTCGCTGCCGACAATCTTCGACAGGGTAAGAATGTTCTCTACATCACTTTGGAGATGGCTGAGGAAAAGATCGCGGAACGTATCGATGCAAATCTTCTGGATGTTCAGATTGATCAACTTGAGAATCTTCCAAGAGATACATTCAAGACTAAGGTTTCGAAGATTCGAGAGAAGACTCAAGGTAAGTTGATCATCAAGGAATATCCAACTGCGACTGCTCATGTAGGTCACTTTCGGGCTCTTCTGGATGAGTTGAGAATGAAGAAGAATTTCACTCCGGATTCGATTTACATTGATTATCTCAACATTTGTGCAAGTTCTCGAATGAAGGGTCTGGGTGGATCGATCAACAGTTACTCTTACATCAAGGCGATTGCCGAAGAATTGAGAGGATTGGCAGTTGAATTCAATGTTCCGATCTGGTCTGCGACTCAGGTAACACGATCTGGATTTGGTAATACTGATGTCGAACTGACAGATACTTCCGAGTCATTTGGTCTTCCGGCAACGGCTGATTTGATGTTCGCTCTGATCTCTACGGAGAAACTCGAAGGTCTGAATCAATTGATGATCAAACAACTCAAGAATCGGTACAACGATCCGACTCAAAACAAGAGGTTTGTGGTGGGAATTGATCGGTCAAAGATGAGGCTCTACGATGTCGAAGAGTCCGCTCAGACTCTCACATCCGAGGATTCTGGTACTTCTAACAAGAGTTCATCGAATGATTTCAGTTCGTTCAAGATCTAATGTCCAGTTTTTAGGTGCAAAAACTGGACAAATATCCATTTTTACATCTTTTTTACACACTTAGGTCTTGACTTTCACAGGTTATAGTCCATAATGGGGTAAGATGATAGTTCAAATAGAAGGTTCTACCCAGTCAAAAAAGAAACATGTGGAGATGGCGGCATACTTTTTCGAGAGGATTCTCTTCAAGAGAAAGTTGCCAAGTCTTGTCCTGAACATTGAATTGATTCATCGCCTCAAGTATAAGGAAGATACCGAAGGAGATTGTATCTGGGAAGATCGTAGAACAAAAGCAAGAGAGTTTACAATCCGTTTGGACTCAAGTAATAATCTTGCGGATCTTATCAAGACCTTAGCTCATGAGATGGTTCACGTCAAACAATATGCTCTCGGAGAGATGAAAGATTCTGGAATCTCCCTTGATCTGATATATTGGCAAAATGAAGAATATGACTCAAGCAAGGTTCACTATTATGACTGGCCGTGGGAGATCGAGGCGGCTGGTCGAGAAATGGGTCTCTATGTGAGATATATGGAGGAGTTCGGATACACTCGCGAAAGTTGGGCAAAGGGTTTCATTTAAATTAGTTATTCTTATAAATAGATGTATCATCTAATTCATGGGATCTATGTTAAAGTTTAAAGAATTTTTATCAGAAGAAGTTAATCTATCCGATTTCCCCGAAGGAGTCTTCGGTGATCTACCAGTTGAAAAAAAGAGCGAAAACAGTAAAACAACTGTATTTGTCGTTAGATCGAAGGATCGTCTTACAGATAGAGATGAGCTCGCCCGTGATCTTCTTCAGGCTGGACTAAATGCACAGGTAAGAGAAAAATCCGGTCAATCGGTAGATCCAGTCCACATAGATTCAGGATTTGATAGTAAAGTCATCATACTGGTCAAACCTCTTTCGGGTGGAATAGGTGAAACTACTCTCAATTCATCAATTACAGAATTGTTTCCAGCAATCGCGTGGGAGACACGATACAATCCCACCGGAAACGTTGATGACTTTTACGACCATCTCCTTAAACAAGATCCCAAGAAGCTCAAATCGGTAAATTCAAAAGATCTACAGGCGGCAATTGATACTATTCAAAAAGCATCCGAATCTTCAAAGTTCAACGAGAAGATGTTGAATGCGGTGGGAGTTCTTAAGTATATTAAAGATGAAGAATCCTCAAAGGCGATTAGAATGGTTCATTGGGGATACCGAGCCAAACCCAAAGGTGTTCCAAAAAATCATCCCGGCGATATCTTTTTAGAGTTTGTTGATGGAACAATACTTGGAGTTTCTCTTAAGGCTGGAGGAAAGAAAACAAAAGAACCAAAACTTAACACCTACGTAAACCCCATATTTAATGCTTTTGGGCAGTCTAAGAAGGTCAAATCTCTTCGTGAAAACCTTTGGGATAGAGTCTATTCAGAAATTGAAGGAATTCCAAGTAAGAAGATGTATGATGGTTCGGGAAGAAGACAAACATCTAAGGTCTTGGTAGATCTGTTCAAAAAAGATTCTAAAAGATACGAGAGACTCTATGACGAAGCACTTGAGATCTGTCGTAAATCCGTAATAGATCTTTTTAATCAGAATAGGGATAAAACTCTGGATTACATTCGCAGTGAAATATTGAGAGATGCTCCCGAAGTTCCCACAAAGGTAATTAAAGCAGTAAAGAACGAATATGACGAGCTCACCGCCGACGATGAGTTGGGTGTTTTTCTTCCGTTGGTTCGTTTCATTCGGGCATATCCATCAACCACTTCAAAACAGAATTGGTTCCTTGATTTGAAATCTAAAGATTCTACTGTTACAATGGAAATGTCCATACGTACCAATAAGGCTGGAAATGCAGGATCAAAAAAACTGGGACAGTTTTTCAACCTCTCCGTAAAATATAACTCCTTGAAGGTAAAGTAATGATAGGATTTAAAGAGTTTTTAGTCGAGTCAAAGGTTGGCAAGAATGTCCACATGACGCACATCGAAGATCGTGTGGTCTACGGTGGTGTGACTGGTGCAAGAGATGCAATCGCTGCTCTTCGAGCGTTTCGCGATATGTTGGCGGGCCAGGGTAAGAGTCGCTTTGATGTGACAGTCAAGTGGGACGGAGCGCCCGCAGTCTTTGCCGGAACTGATCCAAGTGATGGTAAGTTCTTCGTTGCAAAGAAAGGAATTTTCAATAAGGATCCGAAGGTCTATAAGTCTGAGGCAGATGTACGTGCTGATACGTCAGGGGATCTTGCGGATAAACTCATTATAGCGTACAATGAATTGAAAGATCTTGGAATCAAAGATGTGATTCAAGGTGATATTATGTTTACAAAGAGTGATCTTAACGTTGAGAATATCGACGGTGAGAAGTTCGTAACATTTCAACCAAACACAATCGTCTATGCTGTACCCGTCAAGTCCAATTTAGCAAAAACCATAATGAAGGCAAACTTAGGTGTGGTCTTTCATACAACCTACACAGGAAAATCCTTTGAGGAAATGAAAGCATCATACGGAGTAAAGGTTGATAAACTTAAGAAAAAAACTTCTATATGGTATCAGGACGCAGATTACAAAGATCAAAGCGGAACAGCAACACTCACGGCCACCGAAACAAAAGAGGTAACGGAGGCACTATCAAAAGCAGGAAAGATATTCCAAAAGATAGCGGGCACTACGTTGAGACAACTCCAATCAAACAGCGAGCTCGCTGGATACATCGAAACTTTCAACAACTCTTTGGTGCGGAGGGGCGAGAGGATACAGAACACGGGGAAACATGTGAACGATTTGATCCTTTGGTTTGGGAATAAGTTTGGTAAAGAAATCGAGAAGAGAAAGACCGAAAAGGGTAAGGCCGGAGTACAGGCAAAACTTGATGAGGTTATGAAGTTCTTCTCAAAGGATAACAAAAAGAACTTGGATCTGGTCTTTGCTCTACAGAACGCACTTGTTGATGCGAAACTTCTTATCATTTCAAAACTTGATAAGGTCAAAGAACTTGACACTTTTGTGAGAACTCGAAACGGTTTTAAAGTCACGGGCAGTGAAGGTTTTGTTGCAATAGACAAAACGAACGACGGCGCCGTAAAACTTGTGGATCGTATGGAGTTCTCAATGAACAATTTTTCAAAGGATGTAGTCAAAGGTTGGGAGAGATAAATAATACAGTGAAATCATTTATACAGTACAACGAGGATAAGAAAAAAGAAGTAATATTCACTTTTGGTCGGTTCAATCCACCGACAACAGGCCACGAGAAGTTGATGAACAAACTTGCATCGGTTGCGATTGGCAGCAACTATCGTGTGTACGCATCTCACTCTAACGATGCCAAGAAAAATCCTCTCCAGTATGATGAGAAGGTAAAGATTATGCGTAAGATGTTTCCAAAGCACGGACGAAACATCATTCTCGATTCGCGAATCAAGAACGTCTTTGATGTGGCCACTTCTCTTTACGATCAGGGATACACTCGTATTGTAATGGTTGTTGGATCGGATCGTGTTGCCGAGTTTCGTAAACTTCTCAACAAGTATGTTGGAGTCAAGGGACGGCACGGTTTTTACGAGTTTCCAGATGGTATCGATGTGATCTCCGCTGGTGAAAGAGATCCCGATGCAGAAGGTGTGACAGGAATGAGCGCCTCTAAGATGAGAGCAGCTGCAATTGCAGGTGACTTCAAATCCTTTTCTCAGGGTCTTCCAAGGTCTTATGGTGAAGATATGACACTCTTTAACCTACTTCGTAAGAGAATGGGGTTGAAGGAAAAGGTCAACTTTCGCAAACATATTCAGTTGCCACAGTTGTCTACCATTCGTGAAAGATATGTTGCGGGTGACATCTTCAATGTTGGAGATACCGTTTACTCGGGTAACAACGAGATCACCATTGCTGAAAGAAGAACAAATTTCATCATTGACACCAACGAAAACAAACACTTCGTTGATAGTCTTTCTGAAGTTCGACAGGATAAGGATGTAAAGGATCGTAAGGGAACACAACCCGCAAAGTATTTCGGAAAGGATGCCAAAGGAAAGGACATGAAGAAGTCTACTAAGGCCGCTCGAGCTCGTCACTTTGAGAAGGGTGCGAAGAAGTCCGACGATGATCCTTC